GACCCGGATGAATTACATAGATTATTTTATACCGGAGCGACGAGAGCGAAACGCGAATTGCACGTCTTGGATCCAAGAGATTTTGATAAGGCTTACATACTATGACACACAAAGATATATTTAAAGGAGCAAACTATGATTCATTAGAAAAACAGGTGGGTGGAAAACACTATAAAAATATGAAGATTCAGCCAGCACATTTCATAAACGAAAACAAGTTGCTTTTTGCGGAGGGCAACGCTATAAAGTACATCTGTAGACACAACTTGAAAGGGAAAGAAGAGGACGTGAGAAAAGCTATTCATTACCTAGAAATGATACTAGAGAGAGACTATTCGTGAGGAGCACACAAATTCCCTTATTTACACCACAAACCGAATGGGTTATGCCAGATGAATTAAAAGATCTGCGCGGAGCCAAAGAAATAGCAATTGATTTAGAGACTAATGATCCGCATTTAAAAGAGCTCGGATCGGGGAACGTGGTTGGAAAAGGGCACATTGCTGGCGTTGCGGTGGCCGTAGAGGGCTGGTCAGGGTATTTCCCTATACATCACGAGTCAGGTGGCAATATGGACAAAAAATTGGTCCTTTCATGGCTACAAGATGTGTGTAATCAGGAGGATACTACCTTCATATTTCACAATGCCATGTACGATATTTGTTGGTTAAGATCTTCAGGCATAAAAGTTAAGGGTAAAATAGTTGACACCATGATAGCAGCGTCTTTGATTGATGAGAATAGAATGTCTTATCAATTAAATACACTGGCAAAATTTTATGTTGGCATGGGTAAAGATGAAAACATTTTAAATGCTGCAGCAAAAGAATATGGAATAGATCCTAAAAAAGATTTATGGAGACTACCACCAATGTTTGTTGGACAGTATGCAGAACGTGATGCAGAGTCTACACTTAAACTTTGGAAAAGATTAGAGACAGAATTATATCAACAAGAGTTGTGGGATGTATTTAATTTAGAAACAAAATTATTTCCTTGTCTTATTGATATGAGATTCAAAGGAGTAAGAGTTGATTTAGAGAAAGCAGATAATATTAAAAAATCTTTGATGCACAAGGAGTCAAAAATATTACAGAATATCAAGGCTTTAACAGGAATTGACATAGAAATTATGGCAGCACGTAGCATCGCAAAAGCATTCGACAAATTAAAACTCCCATATGATAGAACAGAAAAAAGTAAAGAGCCAAGCTTTACAAAAAACTTTTTACAAAATCATCCACACGAATTACCAAAAGC